AATCTTTAGTTAAAGAAGTGTTGTCTTTTTGGGCTGTGTCGGGCCCATTTGTTTGCACTAAATTACGCTAAGCGAATTATTGTACAAACAGGAAACCGCTTTATTTTCATAGAGCGGAAACTAAGCATTTATTTTGTATTTTAAGTTTTTTCTTTTTATGCTTAGGAACTTGTTCGGCATGCTAACAACACCCGAAGATGTACGATAACATATATAGCCGACAAAAAGGAAAGTCAGCTAAAGCTGACTTTCCTTGCTACGTCTCCTACCAAGTTATTTACTATATGAGTGATACCTTTAAGCTGTTTTCCAAATTCTAATTATGCTTTAATACCTAAGATTTTGAATTATGATAATTATACATATCGATTTTATCCATTTTTCGCGACAGTTCGTTACTAATTATTCTGCTCTTTTCCCCACAACGCAATATATATTGTGTTTTAGCAATATCGGAACAATATGGATCATATATAATAAATGGCTGATGCTCTCCTGTCTCAGCCAAAGCTAAAGCTACTATGTCTTCAAATTTATCACTTGTTGGTGTATTATTAATTGCGATACATTCAGGGTAGATTAATATATTTGCATAGTGTACATATGTACGTTTATTATTATCATTAACATTAAAAATAAAAACATAATCAATATTTTGACGAATAGGTGGACAAAAAGCATAATTTGATGTCATTATATATACATTACAATCCCGAAATTAAACTAAACCATCATTCTGGTGGACTTCATCATATAATTCATCTCTAATTATCCGGCATAGTTTTTTGCAACGCTTTTTATGTGCTTGTTCTGTATTACAACACATCATGAATGGTTTATGAATCTTTGCCTTGTACCAAAATACTTTATCTTCAAGTTTATTACTCGTATTTGATATGTTAATCACAAGACATTCGTATCGACCCAATGCATTAATAGCTGCAGTAAAAGATTCGAATGATGGAAATATGTTAGCATAATGTTCATAAGCATATTTCAGGTTACGTATAACATTTTCGCGAAAAATAAAAACATAATCAATATTTTGACGTATAGCCGAACTAAACGAAATGCCATAGCTTGTCGTCAATATATGTAAAAGTTTAAGATCGCGATCATTCATACATATTTGTTGCATTGAAGCATCAATTTTCCAAGATGCATCACAGAAACAATTATCCATAACTAGGAATGAACGTGGGTCAACTGCAGAAGTCTTCATTGTCTTCTGGCGTTTAACTATATTTAAAGTAATTTCTGGGCGATATTCATTGAATATACATGGTGGCGGGAGTTTATTTTCATAAAAATGTTGATAATGTTCAGTTGGTGAAATGACTATTCCATATGGAATATCTTGTTTATAATACAAAATATCACAGACAAGTGTTGTTCTGCCAGATGCTCTTCGTCCAATAATAAAAATCGTGCTATCGGACCGAATTTTAGTTATATCAAACTTTCGTATGCATAATTCTGTCATTTTTGTGACCACTTAGTTATGTTAATATATAAATTAAACGCAAACAGCATCAAACAATTCATCTCTAATTGTCAAACTTTTTTCTTTACAACGATTTATATATGTTTGTTCATCATTTATTCCCCATTCCCAAACTAAATCACGTAAAGTCAATGGTTTTGCTTTGTAGAAAAATACTTGGTCTTCAAGTTTATTGCTTGCAGCATTGTTATTAATCACAAGATATTCATAGTCACCCAATGCATCAATAACTGCCGCAAAAGCTTCAAATGTGGGAAACATACCACCATATTGTTTATAAAGACGCTTACGATTTTGCATATTGTTTTCGCGGAAAATGAATATATAATCAACATTGGTTCGAAGAACTGGACTGATGCTAAGTGGATATTGCATTGTAATTAAAATTAGATTCTTAAGACATCTACTATTCATAAATAAATAATAAATATTGCGGTCTTTTGTCCATGATGCGTCAAATGTGCAATCATCCATGAATAAAAATGAATATGGATTATATGTAGATTTTCCACCAGTTGCTCTATTTTCGTTATACCATTTTGTTACTGCAACTTTTTGACGTTTAATAACATCAACTATAATATTTGGATTATACTCATGCAGCATGCAAATATGTGGAGTAGATATTTTATGATCCCGTGGTGAAATGATTATTCCAGTTGGAATCGTTTGTTTATGATACAAAATATCGCAAGCAAGCGTCGTTTTTCCAGTCGTTTTTCGGCCGATAATAAAAATTGTACTATCCTCTCTAATTTTAGTTATATCAAAATTCCGTATGGAGATATTTGTCATTTTTGTAACTCCTCTGGTATATTAACATGTAAATTAAACGTAAATACAGTTTCGACATGCTTAATTTTGGGGGAACGGGGGATATGATGGAAAAACCTAACTTAATAGCTACGCTGTTAAGTTAGGTTTTGTCCCGCGGTTAAGCTCCCCCCATGTTTATCCAAGAACCAGACAAATGCCACGGCAAAAACGCTCTGATTCTGATGATTCTTTTGAATTCCTAAAACCAATAGAGTACCCCATTACGTCCGAATTAGAGGCATCTTTGTCAACTTTTTCGTCATTAAATACATATTTCCCCGTGTTAGATTGTGCTGGGGAAGTCGATTCAGACTTAGCTGGTTATTGGTTACCTTCTAAATATCGCATCAGCAAAATCACTGACATTTCACAAACAACATTTTATGCATCTGCTGATATCGAACGGAATGAACTAACTGCCGGCATTGACATCTCAAATGTACCAGTATTCATCAAACGAACCCATCTTTTAGAACCTCTGAAATACATGCGCGGTGATTATCGTGTGCAGCGGCATGATGCAATGTTACCTTCACCACAATGTACATATGTTCAAACTGTTCAAAAAGTCAATTTTCCAATGAATGAAGCATACATTGAAGCATTTGGTTCTTTCTTAACAAGTCAATTGGTTGAATCTGGAAAATGTCCACATTTTCCCTTATTCTATGGAACATTTAATGGACGTGTTCAAAAATATGCCTACAATATTACGGATGAGTTCTTTTCACTAAAGCGTGAAAAATGGTTTTCAAATCATTTCGCCAAGTATTTCTCAATCCAAATCGAAGGAATTACTGCTGAAAAACTCGCAGAATACATATTCAATTCATCTGTTGATTCAAATAGCGACGACAGTGATGCATCAGACAGCGAAGATGCAACAGAAGACGATGCAACAGAAGACGATGCAACAGAAGACGATGCAACAGAAGACGATGCAACAGAAGACGATGCAACAGAAGACGATGCAACAGAAGACGATGCAACAGAAGACGATGCAACAGACAGCGATGAAACAGACAACGATGAAGATGATGCGGCAAACGACGACGATGAAATTAAAGATTTGGTGGATAATGTTGTACTAGATACAGACGAAACAACAGATGGAATGGTAAATGTGGAAGATTTAATAATTACTGAAACGGAAGTAATGCATCTAAACCCACGTAAGATTGATGACGATGACATTACTGAAGAAATTTATAGTGTATTGGATAATTACCCTGTACAACTTACAGTAATTGAACGACTTGTTCATACAATGGACACTCTAACAACAACGCAACGACCAGATGAAGAATGGCTTGCATATCTGATGCAAATAATGTTTGCTCTCGCGGTGATGCAAAAGGAATATGATATGATACAAAATGATTTACACACAAATAATATTATGTATTCAGAAACAACTGAAGAATTTTTGTATTATAATGTGAATGGTCAACACTTCAAGGTGCCAACATATGGAAAGATTATGAAAATTTTAGATTTTGGACGTGCAACGTTTAGATATTGTGGACGTTTATATGTTTCTGATGCATTCGCAGAAGATGGTGATGCCGAAGGTCAACTGAATTGCGAACCATTTTACAATAAAAAACGCAAACGCATGAATCCAAACCCATCATTTGATTTATGTAGATTAGCAACAACACTTATTGATTCACTCTATCCAGCTGTTCCTGCTACACCAACCCCATTGTTCCAAGTCTTGAATGCATGGACAACGGATAAATTCGGTAAAAACATATATAGAAAATTAACGGGTGAAGAGAGATATGATGGATTCAAACTATATATCGAAATTAATAAAAGAATGACAAATTGCATACCATTAAAACAATTTTCCCGCCCTGAATTTGAAATATTTAAAACAACAGAAGTTGGGGCGTTGGTGTATACTCTTTAGATAATAACAGCATCTTCAATAAATTGATTTTCGTGTTCTTCTGGAACATGATAAATATTGATAATATCATAATCTAAATCGAATTCTTCAATATCAAAATAACATTCATGTTCTTCAAGTCTTTTAGGCGTTTTAATGTATCGTATAGCCCTAACAACTGGTTTTGTGGCCGCAATTGCAAGTAATTCTGCTGATGTTACAATAATAATTGTCCCAACACCCACAGCAGCCGCAGATGCAACCGCTGTAAGAAGCATACCTTTATCAGTTGCCATTTTTGCGTTAGTCGTGACAATTTGCGAAGCAGCACTAACTATTTCAGCTGGAATATCACCAGCAACAAATCGCGTACCTTCTTTCAAAACAATACCAACAAGGCCAGTTCCAAAGCCAACACTTTCAGCAGCCACTGACCTACTTGCATTTAATGCCGTAAATGTTAATGAAGCGGTTGCTACACCCAATGAAGTAGCTAATTTGGAAATATATGGCATTTACGCAACACTTATTTTACATAATTATAAATGTTTTATAGTTTCAATTTGTCGCGTCGGCAATGCGAATTATTCTAAACATTTCAACAAGTGTTCTTTCAAGCCATAAAAATCGTCTGTATGCAGACGTCCAATCTAATTCTTTACATAAATCAATTAATTGCATTTTGGTTTCTTCGGGTATGTCTGGGTGTTCAATCGTTGATTTCATAATTTCATCAATAATTGTTATAAATGGTATGTGATGTTCCATGAATGTTGCCGCATAAACTCGCAATGTTGCAAGCATCGTAAAATCGCCAGTCCTCATTCGGTCAACAAGGCGTTTCATTGTTATTGCAATTGGGTCGCATGGGTTTTCGTCAGGAAAGAATATAGTTTGTGTGCAAAATAACACAGCGAGAGACATATTTCCAGCAGACATTGATATGATTTGCGCTTCTTTATCGACAGGTGATATTCCATGAACAACTTCTTTAATTTCCAATGAAGTGAATGCTGGAATTGGGATTTTAACAAATTCAGATGTAATCAGATGCTCAAGTGGACCACATGGTTCCATCGTGCAAATAAATCGTGTATGTTTACCGTATTCATGGATTGCGTTTGCAAGTCTGAACTGAGCCTCTTCGCCAAGACGATGTAAATGATGTAAAACAACAATTTTTATAATACCGCGAATATCAGGCATACCACATAGCATTTCAAGAATCGCCGGTAGATGCAATTTGTCCTTCAAACTCATGTCATCAACATCGATTTCAAATGTAAAAAGTGATTGCTTTACGCGAACTGTTTCGCCTTTTTTCGCAGCACCACCAGTTGTAACAATTTTTTGACCTTTCGTTGGCAAAAGTATATCTTTTTCAGAATATGAAAGCGGCATTTTCCAAGTGCTGGCTAATGTTTGAAGCATTTTAGAAACAAGTGATTTCTTGCCAGAACCACGTGGACCATAAAACAATGTATTTGGAATATCACTAGTACGTGTTTCAACCCAATTTACTAATTGTTTTGTAAGTGTTGGTCTGACATCATACTTACTATCATTTGTCCGGACGCGTAATGTGTCCAAAAGAGATGACATTTAGTAGTTGTTAATTACTATGTTGATTTAGTTAAATGACCGTAGCCGCACATTGTGAGCAGTCGCCTGTCGCCATAATAGTTTGAATTTTGTTAACGTATAAATAATTTGCAATAGTTGAAATAGAAATACCCGCAAATAGTAGAGATGCTACAATCACAATAATACGATAAAATGCATCATCATCCGGACGCTTACTTTTTGCAGCTGCTAATCCCAATAAACTACATCCAATACCAAATGCAACCAAAGATGTAATAACAGCTGGTGTAGTGATATTACTTGGTTTTCGTCCGATAGCAGTGCAATGTGGAGGACACTTTCGCGAAACCGCTACATTTGTTTCGATTAACGCAGCAGTGGAAACTGTTGAAATAATAAATGCTGGCAAAATTAAAATAAACAAAAATATTGCCATAATTATCAAACACCAACTATTAGACAAGGGCTTGTCTATAAATGATATGGTTGCAATTATTCCTAAAATAATAAACATCACTGAACTTACAACAATTATGCTTGTATCAGCATCCAATGCCATTTTACTATAAATAACGAATTTGATATATACATGCATAATTTATTGTAATTGATATAATTGACCAACCAATCAATGCTATTAAAAAAATCGCAAAAAATAGTTGCATACGCGATAATTTGAATCCAAATACCAAAATAGTTAAAAGTGATGCGATTGAAAACAATATTGATGATGTAATTATACCAGCGGAAAATTCAGCCATTTTTGATTAAACAATAGGGAAAAAAGCGCATTATATTGCAAATTGTAATCCACCGTATCCACCTTGTATGATTAAGAAATTCACAGTCTCTACATATACATATATTGAATGTTCCAATCCTGAAATAGGTGGGAAAACATCAACTTGTAGTTCGATTTGATTAAATAAGCTCATGTTTAGAGTTCCAGCTGGTTGTATTTTGCTGTGAAATAGTTCGAATGGCATAATATGTAAACCTGGAAACCCAGGGCCAATGCATCTATCATATGTTTCGACCATCGTATAAAATGAACTGGGTTTGTATGCCTGAATTTCTTGACCACCACATAGTAGTGTTGCTTGGCGTATAATATCTCTTTGTGAACGAACAATATTTGAACCACTGTTTGGAAAAGTAGCAGGAACACCGCTTGCATCGACACGTGGTGCTATGTACGGATTATCCCAGTTCGTAAAATTTTCCCAATCGTTTTTCTCGGCAAGTACATCTGGTCGTCGTGCAAACCACACGATGCGAGATGCAATTCCATGTTGTTGACTAATATCAAGCTTTGTTTGTGTTGTTATTCCATCAAATACATATCGATTTATGCGTCGAATTGTATATGTAAGTGGTTTTAATGTCAAAAGCGCGCGTTCTTCTAAAGACAGAAATATGTATTTACATTCAAGTGTTGGTTGATAATTCCATGAATCTGTAGGCGCTGAACCCATTCCTGCATCTAAAAAGAATGCCGCCGGCCTCATATCTGGTTGATTTCGTGGTTTAATTCGCGGTTGTGGGCTTTCGGTTGAATATACATCAACAACTGTATATAAATCCTGAAGCGGTCGCAAAGTCAGCACAATTTCGACTGGATGTTTGGATAGTGCAATAAGGGGCAAAGCTTGTCCAGCAGTGTCACCAAACCAAAAACCAAGCGGAATATTTAGGAAATATTCTGGGATGCTAAAACGATTGTTTTGCACCGTTTCGGATGATGCAACAACTGTTGGATAGTCAGTATTACCAGAAACATCAACCCATGCATAAATACCTTGTGCCGGATCTACAAGTTCAGGTACATAACCAAGTAATGCATCTATTTTTTCTCCAACCGGTTTAGGATAATCTAAAAATTTTTGTGAGAGAATCCAATCGCTATCAACCCATGCAATTTCTTGTCCACCAATCTGTATTGATGCGCGTTCAATAATACGTGCGCCAACATG